TGATGCCATTGCTCCACAAGTTTCTGTAGCTACTTAACAAAAAGCTACATCGTTGGAAAAAATCCACTCCACATTACAGGCTCTCTTGCACTCTACTAAAATGTAGTATATAGTTTTGCCACTATACAAAAATCAGTTTATGTAGACGCGTATAGTCGACGGCCTAGAGACTACATAAACGGAACTAGGAGGATAATACTATGGCACAAACTACATTTTCAGGACCGGTAAAATCTTTAAGAGGATTTGTTACTGCGGGACCTGATGCGGTTGTAAACATCACAGCAGAAACTACTTTAACTTTTGCTGCTCACGCAGGTAAAGTTATCAAAGTAAATGATGCAGATGGTGCAATCACACTTCCAACAATCAAAGCAGATAGCAAAGGTGCTACAGCTGGAGACAATGACCCTAGTGCAAACAATCACTTAGGGGCTGTTTACAAATTTTTTGTAGGCACAGATTGTACAGATTGCGATATTAAAACAGACGGAACTGACAAATTTGTTGGTCACGCAACTGTTGTTAATGTTGCAGATGGTACAAACAATACATTTGCACCAGCATCATCTAACGATGTTATCAGCATGAACGGTGGAACTACAGGTGGAGACAAAGGTAGTACGGTTACTATCACTGCACTTGAAGACAATGTATATTTAGTAGAAGCTGTGTTGATCGGTACAGGTACTGAAGCAACACCTTTTGCAGATAGTTAATAATTAATTTAGTATGGGCCTTCGGGCCCATGCTTAAATTTTAAGGAGAACAAAAATTATGAAGGGTGACGTAAAAGCAGTTAGAGTTGCAGCGACAGGAGCAGTTTTTGCTGGCAGAACTAGATTAAGAGGAATGATTTTAGCTTCTGATGGATCTGGAGCTGGATCAATAACTTTGCAAGACAACACTGATAGCACAACTTTATTTCAAGGAGATTGTCCTGAAGGTGATGTTTTTTCATTTAACATACCTGAAGATGGAATTTTATTTCCAGGTGGAATGAAAGTTTCTGCAATTGCTAATTTAGTAGGCGCAACATTATTGATTGATAAGTAGGAGGTTAAATGGCTAACACTACCTCTGGAACAGTTGTATTTGATAAAAATTTTTCTATAGATGAAATTATAGAAGATGCTTATGAACGAATAGGTTTTCAAGGCGTATCTGGTAATCAGTTACGTAGTGCAAGACGTTCATTAAATATAATGTTTCAAGAATGGGCAAATAGAGGACTTCATTATTGGGAAGTTGCAAACAATAATATTACTTTAGTTGCTGATCAAGCAGTATACACAATGTTTAGATCAACAGGTGATGGCACATCTGATGCTACAGCTGTTTATGGAGTAGACGATGTATTAGAAGCTTCTTTTAGAAATTCAAACGTTGACACACCTTTGACAAAAATAAATAGA